GGACTCGTGCTCAACGGATCTGTTCCTGACATGGAACGATATCGTTTTCTGATGGGTCGCTTAGAGGCACTCAAGCTTGTTGAAGTCACGGTCAAAGATCTTTTAAACGAGCGAGAGGAGAATCTCTAATGGCATTAACGGCATTGGAACAGAAGTGGCAAGAGCAAGAAGCCCAGCGCAAGCCCGCGTTGGACGATGCTTACGATAAGGAAGGGAACTTTGATCCGCAATTGATCGAAGATTCTGTGCTTCATCGGTTGCCAAGACCTACGGGATGGCGGATTGCTATCTTGCCGTATCGCGGCGCACAAAAAACCAAAGGTGGTATTGCTTTATCGGAAGAAACCCAAAAGCGCACTCAAATCGCAACCACGGTGGGGTACGTTTTAAACCTCGGACCCCTGGCTTATTTTGATCAGGAAAAGTTCCCTGATGGCCCGTGGTGCAAGGAAGGTGATTGGATTATTTTCGGTCGCTATGCCGGTGCCCGTATTCCTATTGATGGCGGCGAGATTCGCTTCATTAACGACGATGAAGTGCTCGGTGTTATTAATGATCCGCAAGATATTGTCCACATGTAAGGAACAACCATGGCTAATGAGCAATTAGAATTTAATATTGGTGAAAATGAGCAGCCTGCTACCGTCGCTATTAGTGAGGACGGCACCGCAGAGCAGATTGAAAAGCAGGAACCGCCTGCTGTTCAAACACATCAAACAACCAGCGCCGACCTTGATCAATATGGCGACAAGGTTCAAAAGCGTATTGATAAGTTAACCGCGCGTCTTCGTGAGACCGAGCGCCGAGAGCAAGCGGCTATTGAATATGCAAGGCAAGTCCAAACTCGTATGGCTCAAGCCGAGCAACAACTGGTCCATGTGGATGGAGCTAGGATCGGAGAGGCCAAAGGACGCATTGAAACCCAAGCTTTAGCTCTTAAACAGATTATCAAAAAGGCTAGGGAAGAGGGTGATATTGATACAGAGACCGAGGCCCAAGAGCGTTTAACTGCAATATTACTAGAGCAACAACGTGTTCGCGAAGCAGAAGCAAGCAGGCCTCAAGCTGAGCAACAACTTGCTGCACAACAACAGGCTTGGGCACAGCATCAACAACAACTTGCCTTACAGGCGCAGCAGGCTCAACAGCAAGCACAGATTGACCCACGTGCAGAAGATTGGGCCGATAGAAACGAATGGTTTGGCAGGGACGTTGCCATGACCGCCGCTGCCCGTGGTATTCATATCCAGCTGGTAACGCAAGAGGGTTTTCATCCCCAAAGCGACGAGTATTACCATGAGCTAGATCGTCGAATTCGAGACAACTTCCCACACAAGTTTCAATCTGGTAGTATGAATAATCGTTCAGCCAACCGACCCGTGCAAACGGTTGCTCCTGCTTCTCGATCATCCGGGATTAATACATCTGCACGCCGCACTGTGAAACTGACCCCGAGTCAAGTCGCAATTGCCAAAAAGCTGGGTGTTCCGCTTGAGGAATACGCAAAGTACGTGAAGGAATAAGTCATGGAAAACGAGCAAATTACCGACACTCCTGAAGTGCCGAAACTACGCCGTGAGTCCCGCGCAGCAATGACGCGTGATAAAACTGCGCGCCGTAAACCCTGGGCCCCTCCTTCAAGATTAGACGCTCCTCCCGCTCCTCCAGGATTTAAAAACCGCTGGATTCGTCGTGAGACCATGGGCCAAGATGATCGGATGAATATTTCTTCAAAGCTGCGCGAAGGTTATGAACTCGTGCGTGCGGACGAACATCCTGATTTTGTAGCCCCCACGGTTGAAGACGGACGCCATGCCGGTGTGATTAGTGTCGGGGCCGTGGTCCTTGCACGTATTCCTGAAGAGACCGTGGCCGAGCGCAATGCGTATTACCAAAATCGAGCCCGAGACCAACAAAGAGCGATCGATAACGAGTTGTTGAAATCCAATGCGCACGACAGCATGCGGATTACTTCACCGGAGCGGCGCTCTCGCACGACGTTCGGCAGCCGACCTACGGCTGAAACCTAATCTTTTTAAAAGGATCGACAAATGGCTAACGTAGATAAAGCCTTTGGTCTGCGTCCTCTTGGTAATCTGTCGGCTACTGGTGCTCAGAAGCAGTACGGTTATCAAATTGAGGACAACTACAACACGTCCATTTTTCAGGGTGACCTCGTCACGTTGAAAGACGGATACATCATCAAGTTTGTAGCAGGAACCAATACGGCAGCAGTTGGCGTGTTTAACGGTTGTTTTTATAACGACCCCACCACGCAAAAGCCTACCTGGAAGAACTACTATCCGGCGAACACCAACATCACGCAGGGCAAGATTATTGCCGACGTGATTGATGATCCCAGCCAGTTGTTCATCATCCAGGCCGATGAGGACATCGAGCAAGCCGATTTCGGCAAAAACGCTGATGTCACCACCGGCAGCACAGGCAACACCACCACAGGTGTTTCCACCATGGAGCTTGATTCTTCGACCATTGCAACGTCAGCAACGCTCAATTTAAAGCTAGTTGGCCTGTACGAGGTTCCTGGAAATGCGCTGGGCAACTACGCTGTGGTTGTTGTAAAAATCAACGAGCACCTGTACGGCAGTGCCGGTGTTGCTGGCCAGTAAAGGAGCTAAATCATGGCAATTTCCCGCGCACAACTGGTCAAAGAGCTTGAGCCTGGGCTCAATGCTCTTTTTGGCCTTGAGTACAAAAACTACGAAAACGAGCATTTGCAGATTTATGCTGTTGAATCCTCTGATCGTGCGTTTGAAGAAGAGGTGATGGAGTCAGGGTTTGGCGAGGCTCCGGTCAAGACTGAAGGTGCTGGCGTTTCGTACGACCAAGCGCAAGAGGTTTACACCGCTCGCTACACCCACGAAACCATTGCACTGGCTTTCTCGCTGACTGAAGAAGCCGTAGAGGACAACCTCTATGACCGCTTGGCAGCGCGTTACACCAAGGCATTGGCTCGCTCCATGGCACAGACCAAGCAGATCAAAGCTGCTGCTGTGTTGAACGGCGCGTTCACCACCTCGCTTGGCGGTGACGGCAAGCCCTTGTGTGCTTTGGATCACCCCACCTTGAGTGGTCCTGATCTTGCAAACGAGCTTGCAACGCCTGCTGACCTTTCGGAAACCTCGCTTGAGCAGGCATTGATTGACATCGCAGCGTTCACCGACGAACGTGGCCTGAAGATCGCTGTTCAGGGTCTGAAGTTGATCATCCCGAAGGAGCTTATGTTTACGGCTGATCGCATCATGAAGTCCACGCTGCGTGTTGGTACGGCAGACAACGACATCAATGCCATCAAGAACATGGGCATGGTGCCGCAGGGCTACGTGGTTAACCACTTCTTGACCGATCCGGATGCGTACTTCATCAAGACGGATGCTCCTAACGGCATGAAGATGTTTGAGCGTGTGGCCATGCGTACTGGGTTCGAGGGCGACTTCGACACCGGTAACGTACGCTACAAGGCTCGCGAGAGATATTCGTTCGGGTTCAGCGACCCAAGAGGTATCTTCGGAAGCCCCGGAGCCGCATAAAAACAAGCACTTACGTTTGTTTTTGGAGAAGCCACCGCAAGGTGGCTTTTTCTTTGGTGTTTAGTTTAAAATAGGCAACGAAAGTTATAAAGGAGACTGTGTTGCTTACCTCTCAAGAAGTCATTGCCAAATTTCCCCCTGACATTCTCCAACGCTACGATTTTTCTAAGGCTGTTTACACCTCTGCGTTAAAGCCTATAACAGGCGTCATCTGCAACGAACACGGTGTTTTTCAGCAATATGCTGCGCAGTTCCGTAAAAACGGGGCCGGATGTCCTACGTGTGGAGAACAGAAAAGAATCCAGTCTAGACGCATGGACCCAAGTGAGTTTTTGGAAAAAGTGACAGAGGTCCATCAGAGGCGTTATCTGTACGATAAGACTCAATACATTAACATGACAACTAAAATTGTCGTGACTTGCTTAGATCATGGGGATTTTCAAGTGTCCCCTATCAAGCACTTATATGAGAAACAGGGGTGTCCTGCCTGTGGCGCGATAAGCCGTGGGAAACGGTTAAATGTACTTGGATCGGCTAAGAAAACAGCCGCTACTAAGGTAGATCAATTTGGCTCTCGTTTCGTAGCGGAAGCGACAAGCCTGCATCAGGGCCGTTATGATTACAGCAAGACGATCTACCTTGGTGCTAAAAACAAGGTCGAGATTATCTGCAAAGAACACGGCAGTTTTATGCAGTCCCCTGAGCACCACACTAAACGGCTGCACGGCTGTCCTCAATGCGCTCACTTGTTGTCTAAGCAGGAAGATCGTATCGGTCGGTTTTTATCGACCTTTACAGAGGTGGTAACGAGGAATCGGCAACTGCTCAAAGGCAAGGAGCTTGATATCTACCTACCTCAACATCGCATAGCCGTTGAGTATTGCGGCATGTATTGGCATTCGCATGAGAGTGCCGAGGACGAAGCAAAGAATAAACAAAGGCATGTCGAAAAACACCTTGCATGCCAGCAACTCGGCATCCGGTTGATCACTATTTACGAGACGGAATGGATCGAGCACGAGTATGCCTTGAGGCGGATTTTAAGAAATGCCATCGGGAAATCCAGGGGTCGGCTTATGGCCAGGAAATGCGACTTGCGTCAGGTTGAACCCTTGGAAGCTCGAAAGTTCTATGACCGTTACCACCCGCAAGGCGGAAACGGATCGGGGGTTCATTACGGTCTTTACCACAACAATAAGCTTGTAGCCTGCATGCGCTTTTCTTTTGGGGCCAATGACCGAGGCGTTGCTCACCGTGTTTGGACGCTTTCTCGTTTTGCGACACGCATCACGGTTGTTGGAGCGGCTTCTCGGTTGTTTCAGGCTTTTTTAAGAGACAAAGTCAATGTAGAGGTCAAAAGTTTTTCTGACAACAGGTACTTTGACGGCAGCATGTACAGGAAGCTTGGATTCACTCTAGAGGAGGAGATTCCAGCGGATTATCAGGTATGGAGTCCCAAAACAGGACTTTGGCCAAAGAGCCATTATCAGCGAAGAAACATCCCTAAGCGTCTTCTTGAGCATGACGTAAATGATGTTTTTGACCCAGATACAGATTTGCGATCCGAGATGGAAATGACTTATCTCATGGGCGCGCGAAGGATTTTTGACTGCGGCAAGAAACGATGGGTTTTTGGCACATTGACTCAAAGCTAATGACATGCTAAAACACGGGTATTCCGGGGTCAGCTCCGGCGTATTAGACAGTCCCGGCTGACGTACATGCAGACTAATACGCCGATATCGCATGTAGAGGATAGTTATAATGGCTAATACAACCTTTAGCGGTCCAGTTACTTCAACCAACGGCTTCGTTGGCGACCTTACAGGTAACGTAACCGGCAACGTAACCGGCAACGTAACCGGCGCAACCGCAACCACTGAACTGACCGCAGCAAGCACGTTGACAGCGGCACAGTCAGGCAGAACCTTTTTCTTGAATGCCGCCACAGAGTTTGCAACCACGTTGCCTACTCCTGCCGCTGGCCTTCGCTATACGTTCATCGTTAAGACCGCTCCTTCTGGCGCGAGTTACACGATCGTCACGGCTTCAAGCGCTAACATCATTAAGGGCCAAGCTTATCCGGCTTCTGGCGCTGCTGGCGACACGGGCACCGCAGATGACACAATCAGTTTTGTGGACGCGCAG